TCAGAATAAGAGATTTTGCATTGTTCCGGATTAGATACTTTATCCAATCTTTCTTCCTTGTTGGCCTTCATCTTGGCACGAGTTATGGCACGGTTGAGGTTAGAATCTTCACACAAGAATTTAACCCATTCTTTGCCTTTATCAGAATCCCAAAACTCATTACTTTTCGAATTAGATAAATCTCGCGTCTTATCTATTCTTTCCAATTTTTTTCTAACCGCCCCCGACGATTTATACGAATCGTCTATATTCATTTCATTATAATGTAACAAAAACCAATATTCTATTGACGGCATACTTGTACATAATTCACAATTATAAACACGAACAATATTAGACAACAACTCTTTATATTTTTTGAATAAGGGCTTTGTCAGACAAACATCCAAATAATAATATTTACAACCATAAAACAAATTCTACAACATTTTAAAACCAAACCTACAATTTTTAGTGTTTTATTTTTTTGTCTTCCATGTCTTTGATGGTAATGTTTTGATTTTGCATGGCTGTATCAAATGTTGTTTTGGCGGCACTGCCAGAGGCGGATGTGCTTTCGCCTACTGATTGGAATCCGGCGGAGATTGAGGCTTTGAGGTTTTCGCAGTATTGTTTCAGAGAGTTAAGCGTTTCTTTCAAGGCTTCGATGTTGACCACGCCGCCGAGGTTGCCGCCGTTGATGGTGGTCAATTCTGCTTTCTCTACCATAAGGACTATCATGTCGCGGTACTTGCCGCCAGAAAGGTCGGCGACCAATACCGTGCTGCCTACGGCGGGCTTGATGATGATTGTTGTTAAACTTTGTGAAAAGCCGCATACAAGGCGCACATTTTTGTGCTGAAGTCCTTGGTATTTTATTGTACATTCAGTATCTTTGCTTTCGACGACTTCGGCTTCAAAGAGCGTTGCTCCGCCACCGGGTGCCGCTATGTCGCGGATAAGATGTTTTATTTCTGATTCCTTACTCATGATGAAAAAGTTTTTGTTTATATTGTTTCTGGTTCTGCCGTGCGTCGCCGTGGCGCAGAGCAAGCCGAGCGAGTGTTATTGGCTCTATTACACTCCCGACAGCACCGCCTATATGGAGCGTGAGTTCAGATATGGTGGTTATGAGGATTCGTTTCATTATAACGACAATACTGATTGGCGAGCACACATGACCGACGAGCAGCGGGCTGACTACGATCGCCGCTGCATTGAGCGTGCCAAGACACTCGTATTTTACACCAAGAAGGAACTTGAACGCTATCCCGTGAAACTCAAGCCCGGCGACAAGTACAACCAGTCGCGCAGGAACCGTCGTTAAGACAGTTTTTTGCCGAGGCTGATTTTCCTCGTGATACCGCCGCTGCCACAGGAGGTAGTAACGGCTTTCACGAAGTATTTGCCATTGCGGTCGGGGTCGGCACTGTCGGATATGTCCACAGTGTCGCCTTTGCTTATCAGCGGCAAGTACCACGCTTGGAATGTGCCTTCGTAGCCGCTGTAACTCTTGGCGGCATACATGTTTTCGGCAATGCTTAATATCATTTCCTCTGTGGCGATGCCTTTATAGTCGAATGTTGTAGTGTCGCCGCCACCTTCGCCTTTTGTTTTTTCTATCGGCTTCCCTTCTTTGTCTTTCCCTTTTGCTATTACTTTCAGCTTGCGGTCTTCTTTGTCTTTGTATTTCAAGGAGTAGCCATCAGCCATTATATTTTTCGAGGTGTCGTATTTCACGGTCTTGGTGCTTTGGGGCGTGATAAAGGGCGGCGTTACGTTGAATACTCCGTCCCTTATGTACATCATGCACTTGCACTCGTCTTGTATGGTCTTCAATATGTCGAGTGCGGTGGCTTTGCTGATGGTGAACTTATCGAAGGAGAAGTCGTATGCACAGTTTAGCGACAACGGCTTATTAACCGTATTTAAAACGATGTTTAAAAGGCCTTTTACGGTTATTTTTTCATACGTGTTGTCTTCCATCATTACCTTGTTGAACGTGTATATCTCGTCCTGACAGTTGATGACAAGCCCCGACGGTTCGCGCTCGACGCTGCGGATGTAGCCTGCAAATTCTTGGTGCAGCTCGCCGTCGTAACCAAGTGAAATCTTGACAGTCATATCGCGCTTGATGTCTTCTATTTCCTTGATGTAGCGGTTGTAAACCATTGACGGCAGCTTGATGACCGCGCTGTCGGTGAGGTTTTCTGTGTCGCAGGTGATCTCCACGCTGTCGAGGAGTTGCAGCCGTTTGCTGTCTATCTCTATTTTCCAGTCTATTTTGAACATAATTGATTGAAGCAGTTGAAGGTCATAGTAGAAGGTTTGTGCGCACATCATCAGACTTGCATTTGAGGGTGTAAGTCTGGTTTTCCTCGCCTTTGGTAAAAGGGAAGTCGTAGGATTCAATGACTATACGTGTGATGCCGTAGCAGTCGCGGAGGAATGGACAGAGGATTTCAACGTTGCTGTCAGCCTCTATGTATTGCCTGAGCCTGGACACAAGCTGTTCTATACTTGTGTCTTCTCCTGCAATCAATACGCCCGCTATTGTAACATTCCAATCGCCTGTACGCCACTTTTCTTTTATAGAGCCTCGCGTCTCGCCGTCGTATCTCGCCACATTGCGGCATACAATGTCGTTTTTGCCACTTACGGAGACTAATGGGTCGAGCGGCAACTCGAACTTCTTGCCAGTGGACGACAGCAACAATGTGACCGGCGTTATCGTTTGCTCGTATGGTATGTCGAACGGCTTGGTCATTGTTTTCAACGCCTTTTTTACGCCTGGTAGTTTCTGCGCCATCGTGAGCGGGTTGTAGCCAAGTGCAGGGGTGAATATGTCGCCCAGTGTATATGTCCTTATCATTTTTCGCTATTTTTGTATTGTGCGGCTATTTCTATGTCGCCGGGGTTCACTGTCATTTTTTCTATCTCTATGCCATCCATTCTGAAGTTTTCGTAGATGGAATGGCGGATGAAGTCGGTCTCGTTGTCGTTGACATAATCGCCGATACCTACGCCAAGCAACGGGCTTTCCTTCCACTCGCCGGGATGCGATACGAGTATGAGGTATTGGTTTTGCTGCGAGGTGTCGCCAATGCTGACGCCGTTTTTGCCGACAAGGATGTCGCCAGTCTCGCTGTCTATCTGGATGCCTATCATATTATTGTAATTAAAATGGTTATACCGCCGTCTGTGCGGAGTACAGGACGCGGAGCAATTGCGACATGAACGTGTCAACCGTCTCCTGTGCGTTGTCTTGCGGTGTGCCGTTGAAGTTGACGGTCTCCACCATGTTGCCGAGGGTGAAGGTAATTTGTGTGTTGCGCGTGCCGCCGGAGGCAACTGCCTCCGCTCCCTGCTTGGTGGCGTTGGAGAGGTCGCCGCCTCCGTTTTTCGTATATGCGTTGCTGTTTACGGCGTTTTCGAGCGTGTGTTGTGTGCCGTTGTCGTTTGGAGTATCAACAACATCTGGTGCTTTTTTCGCATCTTCTGGATTTATCGCGTTGATGCTGTCTCTGAATCCATTGACGTATTCTTGCGCTTTTTTTGCCCAGTCCCACCCCGTAAGTTCTGCCACCCAGCCGAGCAACTGTTGTACTGGGTACAGCACCATGTCCAATATGCAGACTCCAATGCGTTTGAGTCCTGCAATGATACCGTCATTTTGAAATGCTGATACAATGTCGTCCCAATACCGCTTGATTGTCATTATGACGTTGATGATAAGCCCTAATGGACCGAGTATGAAGGTGAGAGCCGCACCCCAGCGGTCGTATGCGTCAATTACTTTATATATCAACGCTATCAGCGCGGCAATGCCTATTACAATGAGCGATATGGGATTGGCTGCCATCACCGCGTTCACCACGCCGCACACCGCAGCCAACGTGCCCAATACGCCGATGAATACACCTACGGTGTCTATGTTGTCGGCTATGAGGTCGAATACCGGTGCGAGAAACTCCGCCACGCTCATTATCGCGGGTAGCACTTGGTCGGTGATTACGGGCAGTATCTTTTCCACAATGGGGACAAGCAGTTCAAATAGTTTGGCTTTCAGGTCGTCGAATGCGCTGCTGAGCATTGCCATTTTGCCTTGCATGGTGTTATTTTTTATGTCTTCCAACATTCCGTGAAACTGTCCGCCCTCAGACGTGGCAGACGCAAATGCATCCTCCACCATCTGCGCCGAAATTGCGCCCTTTGCCATCTCATCTTTTAATTCGCCTATCGACTTGCCTGTCTTTTTGGATATTTCGGCAAGCGGGTTGAATCCCGCGTTTATTAGCTGCATCAGGTCTTGTCCTTGCAACTTGCCCGCGCTACTTATCTGGGCGAAGGCAAGCGAGAGCGACCCAAATTTTTGCGCGTCACCGGCGGCGATGTCGCCTATCTGCGCCAACACTGTCTGTGTCTTTGAGCCGTCGATGCCGAATGACAGCATATTTTTCGCGGCGTTGTTTATCGTTGATGTCCCGTACAAGGCGGCAGCTGTGGAGTTGCGTAGGTCGTCGGCAAACTGTTTGCCTTTTTGTGTTGCGGATTCCTTGGTGTCCTTGTCGTCGCGGAGTAGTGTCGCAAAATTAACGGATGCTGTCTCTCGCGACCTTCCCTCTGCAAAGGCAGGCGCAATAAACCCGCCAATGGTCTGCGCAACGGATTGGATGCCCTGAAACGCCAAGCCAAACTTCGCAAGGTTGTCCAAGAGTCCGCCCTTGACATTAGCACCCGCCTTTTTGCTTGCATTTCCAATGTCCGTTATCTCTTTTTCGAGTTTGTCTGCCTTATCCGCGCTGTCTTTAAATTTTTGTTGGCTATTTTTCGCTATCTCGTCCAGTTTGTTAAAACTCTCGACGCCAACTTTCCCAGTTTCGAGCAAAACTTTTTCTATTCTTTCAAGAATATTTATAATTTTGCCAAGAGGATTGACTGCAGCATTGACACGGTTTGTCGCCTCGCCTACTTTGTCGATTGCGGCAGACGCTTGTGTAGCCTTGTCTAAGCCCTCGGGGATTATTTTTAACGAAAAAATGTTATCCATTATGAAAAACTTTAAAATTATTGTGACCGTAATCCTTGCCATCGCCGGCATTGTCTTGTTTTGTTTCAATCAAACCTGTCTGGGCATTGTAGCATTCAGTTTTGCCATGGCAATCTGGGTGGCAGGGAGAAATAACGGCTCCGGCTCGTCATCTGGCAGGCCTATCAGCACAACCGAAGCTGCATTTGTGGTTTATGGTGACAGTTAATAAGACAACAATTAGTGCATCTTTCCATCCACTATCCCGCCCATCCTGCGCTTTACCTCTGCCATTCCCATGCACGGATGCCGAGCCGCAAAATCCTTGACGTCCGCCAATATCTTGCGCAGCATCGCCTGTCGTTCTGGTGTGTTCCACGGTGTGCGGCAGATAGACCCTTTCCTGCGGCGGTATTGGTGCACAAAGTCGGGTATCGTCGCCACCGTTTCTGCATAGTATGCCGTCTGCATCCACAGCATCACGTCCTCCAATATCGGATGGAGAGTGCGGATGTTGTTGTCGTTGAATAATGATGTCTTGTAGAGCTTGCCCCACGCTTCTGTATTGAACCTCGGCGCGGCGTATGCTGTCAGGTATATGCCCGCGTGTGGCGTAGTGATTGCCATGCGCGGCATTTCTGCATAGACGCTGCGCATTGTCATGTCCTCGTTATAGACGTGTGTGCCGCCTACGATGATGTCCGCGCCGGTCTTTTGCGCCGCCGCCATCAGCTTCTCTATTGCGTCGGGCTGCATCATGTCGTCGCTGTCAAGGAAGTAGAGGTAGTCAGTGTCGGTGTTGTAGATGGCGGTGTTCCTCGCCTCGCCGAGTCCTTTGTTTTCGGGGTGGCGGATTATCTGCGCGCGGTCTTCTGCGTGATGCTCCACGATTGTCTTTTCCACTATCTCCATCGACCGGTCTTCGCCACAGTCATCTACTACCATTATCCGTGTATTTGGATATGTCTGCGTCAGTGCGCTCTCCATCGCCTCCGCTACGTATGGCTCTACATTCCATACCGGGATTGCTATCGTTACATCGTTGCCCATGTTGTATTCTTTTGTTGTATTGTAAAAAAAGACAGGCGGCAAGCGGCATCCGCCGTGCCGCCCGTCTTAGCGTTAGGGGTTGGTTGTGTAGGTCAGTCCGTCTGACTACGAGCCGAGAGGGGTGGTAGCGTCCGCCCAGCCCATTGAGTTCGGCCAACGGTAAACTTCCTGCCACGAGTAGGAGTAGTGCATTGTGCCGCTGTCCTCGTAGGATGATGCGGATGTGCATACGGCGATGGCGAAGCCAGTAATCTGCGTGCCGCTGTAAATCCGGCGCACGGCGCATACGTCTCCGAAGTCTACGCCAAGGTCTTCTTGGGGTGAATCAGGGAAGTCATCGTAGCCGTCCAACACTCTGATGCTTGGGTTGGCGGGTGTCGCGCCACCACCAAGTTCATCGAGCTTCGAGTAGAACTTCATGTGAGTGACGATGCCGGTCGTACCGTCGGGGAAGTCCACAAATACCACCGCTGTGGGTGGAATGATATTGGTGTTCTGAAGCGTCGAGTCAAGTTCTCCCTGGAGAGTGATAGGCTCAAAAGCCGCCTCCGACGCCGTAGCTCCTACAAGCCTGTAACATCCGCCTTGCCCGTCTTCAAACGCGGTGTCGCCAGCCTGTGCGTTAGTCAGGTGCACAAACCTTTTTTGAATAATGTTTGGCATAGTTTTATGGTTCTTTAAATGGTTATTAAATGAGTGATTATTATTGGGTTTCTTGCAAAAAACTTCGTTCCTAATTATGCATTGTTCACAGCTCCGCCCATTCGAGGTCGAGCTTGATGTTGGTGATGTCCTGCGTGTTTTTGTTTATCAGGCTCACAATGTCGCGCTTGTTGCCGTCTATCTGCACAAAGACCTTGTTGGCAGGGATGTCGTCGTCCAAGTGGTAGTAGGAGTCCTGCCAGTCGTAGAAGTCCTGCTGTGGCGGCTTCCTTCCGTTGGCAAAGGGCGGGCGAAGGGCTTGTCTTGATTTTTTCATGGTCGGTGCATTTTAGAGTTTCATTATGAAGGCGAGCGCGTAGTAGGGAGGGCGCACGTCTATCAAGGATGTAATGGTGGAGCTGGTTCGGCGTACACCGTGTGTGCGGTCGGCGTCATAAATCATGCTGTCGGTCAATATTTTTGCTCCGTAACCTTTGCCAGCGCCGCTACGGCCGTCCACGCCTTCTATTAATGTCAAGTCGTCGCCTGGCGCGTTGGAATCTCCGATATACATGTGGCGGTGTGCCGGGAGGTCTTCCGCCCTGAGTGTGAATTGGACAGTTCGGGTTGGGCTTTCGGAGTTCTTCGATTTTGTCTTGTAATAGCCGGCGGTAACCCCGTCGCGGCCTGCACCGACAATGAACCGTCCCCGCAAGTCGGGAGTGCCGTTTGCGCCGTCGCACAGTGCCCAGCCGCTTGGTATTTCACTAATGTAGCCGCTCCATATCAGTATCATCCCTCTTACGAAGGTATATTGCGCGTTGTTTTTGAGGGCTTCAATATTGTCGTGCTGCTCCTGTATCTTGTCCAACAGACCGGCAAGCGTTACCTTTGCAAATGTGCCAAAGGTGTAGGTCGTAGCCCCTGCGCCGTTGGCAAGGTGGCGGGTTGTGTAGGCTTCGGCGTATGTGGTGCTGTCTATGGTGATGTCGCTGTCGTCTTCCACGATATGGCACTGGTCGCTGTCGCTGCCAGCTCCGCCGCCGGGGTAGTACAGCAGCTCGCCGGTGATGGGTGCGCGGGGTGTCTTCATCCATACATAGCCCTCAGTGCGCGGCGTGCCGTTGCAGCCGCAGAGTATCGCCTTGTCGCTGCCTGTAAGGTTGCCGATGGCGGCGGCAAGCGAGGTGTTGTTCTGCAAGGCCTCCAAGGTCTCTATGTCAAGAGGAAACTGGTTGCGACGGTTGCTGTCCGGCTGGTCTTGAAAGTTTCCGTAGATGTGTTTTTTGTCAAATAAGCCTTCCATTTCTGCTGCTTGTTATTAGTACGTTTCCCTGTCTTTGTATCTCCCAGCGAGTACCCGGCAGTTTGTA